GACTCCTTTATGGAATCCAGGGTTAAGGTAGTGAAGCTTGCGCCACTTGCCCCCTGTTGTACTGGTGTTGTACTCGAAAAGTTTCTCATAAGCCTGTTCCAAAGCTCATGAGTGGGTTTTTGTTTTTGTTTTTGTTTTTGTTTTTGTTTTTGTTTTTGTTTTTGTTGTTGTTTTATTTGTTTTGTTTTATTGATCAGAAATTTTTAGTTTTATCGCAGTAGAGAATATCAGAATCGATAAGTTATAGAAGATTAGCCAAAGATAGCGAACAAGCTTGATTTATCTATTACTAATATTAATAACCTTAACAATGTTAAACCATATTGGAATAAATGTTATTAATAGCGAAATAATTCACAGACTACTTCTATTGATCTGTCATGGTATGACCAAACTGGCGGACTCTGTATTTGAGAATATCTTATAGCAAATGAGAAAGTTTCTAACTTTTCATACCTTATAAGATTGCTTGAGCATGTAGCCATGGTCTGCTGAGTACTAACTGATTTTTCTTGCTGTAGTATTGCTTCGTTGTAAGACACTTATATACATTTCTAGCCATAGAAAAATCAGAGGTTGAACAACCGAAAGTCCATTTGGAGCAAAAATCAACTTAATACCATTATCCGAGAAGAGTTTATCCAATGCATTGCCCTAAACCTAGGCTCTTTTATTAATCATAACGTTTCTTTCGATGAGTTAAGCTTAGAATAGCATGATTAATAGATTGTTGGAGACTTTATTAGCACAAAATAACAATGTCGTCTCCAGCTGCACGGACCTTTACAGCCTTTGAAAGCCATGGTGACGGAATACCTGAGAATTATATATAATAAAAAGCATAACAAATGCTACGAATAGTATTACCCAAAGTCGTTTTAGTAGGATGACCAGAGAAGGTAGTACCATTGATTTTATTACATATAAAATTGGCTTGGACATAATCTGTATCACCGCCATTCACAACATTCTGTCGCCAATCCCTTTGAAAGATCTTTAGCATTTCTGGTGTCCAAGGATTATCTATACCGTGTTAAGGTAAGAAAGTGAAACAGTAATTCACATTTGAGAGAGCGCCTTTCAACATAGCATCAACATAATAATCAGCTGTAAATTAGCAGAGATTCGGATATTTCTAACAGACTTGTTAATAACATCGCAGCATGATTGGTCGAAGCATTTTCAAAAATTTATTACAACAGGCATCCATCAATTAAGCGAATTGAGTAGAATCGAAAGCAGATCCATCTAAACATATAGATTTCCATCCTGCCATGACACCTGAAATAAAAGATTGTATAAGATCTTTTTTCTTATATCCCTGAATAAATTAAGGTATTTAAGATCTTATAATTGGCCAAAACTATGTTTGCACCATAGTGAGATGACCACAAAGAGACTATGAAGGGACTTTGATATCTCTTGTACGAGAATCTTGATTGATTAAAAATCCCTAACCATCTAGTTCAAAACTATCACTATAATAAACTTATCCTGATTTCACCATAGTTCTGAAACTACCATCGAAGCCCAAAGTACCTTCCAATTGTTGCACCATATTAGTATAGTAGCGCATCTTTTTCCCTTTAGGAAAGCTCTTTGATTGAAGAATCTTGAATGGATCGAAGTCGATACTATCAAGATGAGCCATCAACTTGGGTTACAACCAAGCGAAATAGCGATCACACATTAATGAAAACCTTCGAACATGTTAAGGATCACTACGAATATTTGGAAGAAGATGACGATGATAAAGAGCATGGATGATATTGTGCAATTAGCGGCTACTCCATTCAAATTATTGTTCTCCAGTGATTAGCGTTAGACCAGTCTTAGTAACTATCTATTAACGCATGAAATCTATATAGGAATTTGATCTTTTATCCCATACAACTGGACTAGTCCATTTCTCCAAAAGTTTACCTACACCTGCAGCTGTCCGAACCATGAACCCATGATCTTAGACATTTTCACAATAAACAGAGCTTGGCTCTTTCACATCGGGAGTAGGTTTTGCATGATAGTAAGATCTTTTACTCTGATACTTACTAGTTTTCTCAAAAGCAGATTTAGGCATTTTCACCTCATCCGGGATCAGATCTCTCTTAGCACATTTCTGAATATCCTTCTTGGTAAGAGGTTGTCCTCGCAAAAATTTTGCTGATTATGCTGAGCAACCGAATCTGATAAAAGATAGTTCGTTTCTAGAATAATACTTATATTGCATAAATGATTATTCAAAAGAAGAATCGACGAAATCAGTCTTAACTGATATCTTCACTTCGTTTTAAGCATAAAAACGAACGACCTTGATGTGGTCTTTCAAAATTCGACCAGTGCAGCAATATTTCAATTTTGCCCAGAATGATAACTCCAAAGTACTCAAGACATGTAATTCAAAAGTTTTATTTTTATTGAAATCGTGAGTAAAGAGAGAGTAATCTCTGATAGAATCATAACTGCTTCCTTAAGCCCATTCTGGAGCTTTCCAGTTTTATCCTTCTCTATAGATGCGAAGATAATTATCGATTGAAGGGAATTCATCTTTGTTCATGCTTGAAACATTGTCATAAAGGAATTTAGCTTGGCATGAAGAATTACTGACTTTCGTGAAAACAGGGGACATCACTCGCTTGATATTGAGCTGAGTTGAATGACATTGATGGAAGATATGAGCATACCAACCATAATCGATTCTGAATTCTGGCTCTCCGACGTGAACTAAATCGTGCTTATAGCAAGTACCAGAGCTGTTAGTTATCATCATCATCTCCATTGGCAATTATTTATGGACAGATGGGACTGCCTTCTTGTATCCATCACTATCAGCAAAACAGAATTGTTCCTCAGATTGCTTCTGATAAATATGAATTAATCCTTAATTCATAGGCATTCTATATTTTCCTGGCAAATTAGGGAATTATCCACCTGCTATGTATACATTTCCTTGATGACGAGGTTGCCAACCTGCGAGATAGTAGTGACTATCAAATAAGATATAATGAAGCCTGCAATTAGCAGGACGCGCAAAAACTCTTTCCCATTGTTGCACTAATCCGATGAATACAGGGTGTAGGACTACTGTAGAATGCTCATTTTGAAGAGAAAATTAGAGACGAGCTTCGTAGATTTATTCCTCTTTTGCATAATAATTGATATCGTAAGCAGTTTATCGAGGTCTAATAGGGATATATTATATACTTCTATAAAGATATATAGCCTATCGAATGTTCTTATCAATATTTTTATGAAACTAGAAAACTTCATGAGCATTGATGGTTTTAGCGACAACTCTAGCTACTCGTATTCTACGAGGAAGGACTGAGACATGATCATATACTACATGATCATCACCAACAGCAATTTGAGGTGGAAGAATGATGAGATTGGGCACGAAGCCTGGTGCAGCATTAGCAGTTCGCAAAGCATTAATAGCTATTACTTCAGCTACTAATTGAACTCGATTAGCAACGTCGACTGCTGTTGCTATGGCGCGAAGATCGACTTATTACTCGACGGTTTATTGATAATTAAAAACATGATAATTATCATAAAAAGTGAACATACCATCGAGATAAGTATCGGCTAGAGCGTTTCTTGATTGTCTCATGCCTGTTTAGAAATCCTTTAGATATTGCAGAGCTGCTTTCAAAATGACTGGATCCTTAGCTTTGACACTGGTGATGAAATCGCTTACCTTGTAAGAACAGCGTTGTTCAAGAACACGGGATATCTTTGTAAATTTAGCGCCGACATCAATAATGATGGTTTTCATCATTGCGACTCCTCGAACCAATGGTCGAGCTTATTGAGTGCGAATATGATTTTGAATAATACGCTATAGACCTTCAGCCTGTAAATCATTAGCAATAGCTCTAGCGTGAGGATGTCCACCACTCAAGATAGAAGATTTAGCAATTTGCTCACCTGTATAACCCATACCATAATTTTGATAGAGAGAGTTCATATCTTTAGATATTGAGCCTGTTAGAGCAGAGACAATTTTCCGATTTCGGACAACTAATCCGGATGCAGCTTATATTTCAGCTGATTTCATTTTTGGGACTGCTTGATCGTGAATAGCAGCGATGATTGATAATTTATTTCTCTACAATGTAGAGCTGTTAATTAATTTAGGTGTATAATCAACAACCTTAGTGAGAGTAGCAAAATTTTTCAGTTTTTTGTATTGCTTATCAAAGAATTTACAAAATCGACGAAGATAAAAAGCACACAAAAGATAAAAACAGATTTAAGCTATATATCCTATATTATTGAAAAAAGCTGAAGGCTTAAAATCTGGAAGATTGATTTGAGGAGAAGTAAACAAAGGAGCGAACTAGTCATCGCAAACTGCATAAGAATGTTTAGTCAAGAAATACGACAAATAATCATCGTAATCAGCTCGACTAACTTAGACATAAGCATTAGCGAAAGGAAGCATAACACACAGTGCGACTATGACTAGTACGAGTTTGTTTTTTGAAGCAGCTTAAACCACATTGTGGAACAAATAGAAAGCATATCCGATGAGAAGACAATCTCCGAAGAATTTGAGGTATGAAAGCAATTCAGCACCAATTCTTTCAGCATAAATATTCAATAAAGCTGGTGCGAGATAATCTTAATGAATCCTAAGATGTCCGAATGAATAATAGCTTCCTACTATTATCAAAGCTGAAAAAAAGAATAATCTATTCCTAGAATTCATGAATAGCCAAGCGAATAAAGAGACTTCAGCGATGGCAACAGCAGTAGATACCAACAATTACTTGGTAGAACCGAACAAAACATTGTCATATTTGACGACATGTAAATCGAGTTATTGCACGGGATTCCAAATATATGGATATTGAGCTTTATGAGGAATTGTTGCATAAAGAAGAGCCTAGCGAGAAGATATTATTGTAGGATAATCGAATTTTAATCCATTGGCTCTTCTATTTGCGTAAAGTGAGCACTACAATAATGAAAGATCAAGAATAGTTTAGGGAAGAGAATCTTTGATCTTGATAGCCTTTACTATCATTTTATGAAAGTTTTATTTTTTAGTTTGAATCTCACTTTTGACTTTTATTTTTGCGTTTTGAGCTTTGATTTTAGTGAGATTTTGTTTAGTGGAAAGATTAGCTGAAACTTGAATGATCGTCTTGTTATACGTTTCAATATAATTGCATAATTGAGTACAAGAGATCTTAGATACACCACTTTACTTGTTCCAGAAGCCGCAGTGCCCGGTTTTACCGTAAACTTGGAAGAGTATGACAGGACGATTTTTAAGTCCCGGATAATGACGCCATGCATTATGCTTAACAATAGTAGCGAATTTTTATATCTCGATATACTTGATATCGAAATAAGCGCAGATATCGTTGATATAATCTCCTGTTGTATGATCGGAGAAAACTGCTTTGATGAGGGTGACTAAAGTCACGAACTCATTATATTGCTCCTACTGATCAACAGATTAGAATTTGAGGAAGCAAATCAAAGCTTGGAAGAAGCAGAAGAGATCAGGAACACTAGAGATGTGAACTCCGTCTGCTACCTTCTTTTTCGGGATTTCTGACATTACACGAGTGTAAGAGAAATCCTCGAAATTGAAGAGGGCGTGAGTGGCGAATGCCTCCCGTGAAGGAGCTGTGCGTATCGCCTGCGCATAATTATCAAACTAGGT